GTGCTGAGCTCAAGACCTTCAAACTTACAATTTACTTCGTCTTTGATAATCAGTTTAGTTTTCATAATATTATTATACGCTTTTTAAATAAATGTGTCAATCGTTAATAAGATGAGGGGACTAGTATTACTAGCCCCCTCCTTATACTAATTGACTTGAGTGAGAGTGCAGACAGAGGAGTCCTAGTCAATTAGTATTTTCCGTTAACCTCGCTTCATGCAGGTCATTTCCACATAACGTTTCCACTTTACACCGTTCATCTTCTTGAGATCGGCAATTTTAAGTACCATACGCAAGCTCATCTCACGTAGCTTAGTACGGTTATCATGTATGTGATTCAACATGTCCTGCTTTTCGTCTTGAGGGAATTTGTATTCATCTAGCATGCCATCTGAAACAATCTGCTTACAACGCAACCACTTTTCGTGCATTGTGTCTAGTGTAAGGTCCAGGTAGTGGCAACGTGACATAATAGCATCTAGGTGATCCTTAATCTTACCACGTGTTTTCTCAAACTTAAGGTTAGTAATAAAGATAATACTTCCTTTAAATTCGAACTTATCTGGAATTCCTTCGTTATGCAGTACACGGCTTTCGCTACGCCAGCTTAGGAACCGCTTTGGGCTACTGTCTAATGCTGCCTTTAACAAGTTAAGCGAAGTTTCATCATACAGTACACTATCGCAATCATCTAGTACAAGTACACTTCCTGCATTTGCATATTCAAATAGTAGCTTGTACAAACCAATGGCACTTGCTGCACCTTTTTCCATTCCATATTTGCGTCCAGTTGATTCTGCACCTCCACTTAGTTTGTTCATAGTTTCAGCTTCACGCATTACTTTTTCAACACCGTATGATTTGCCTACGCCTGGAGGACCAGTAACAACCATACCACGGACAACACCATCACATGATGCGTATGTCATATCTTCTAATACTTGAAAACGCTCACGCAGACGTTCAATTATTTCTGCGTCTGTTTCAGTTTTTTCTGGAACAGTTACTTGTGGCTCTCCAGTTTCTGACATTAAAGAAAAACAAGTTTTATCTGACACACCAATTCTTACATTACGATCTGGCATATTAATTTGGTCAGTTCCGTCTACTGTAATATACGCACCGTTTGCACCGTTACGAAAATCTTTTGTTAGATTAAAAACTCGTTCAGTTACTGGTTCGTTACGATATGTTCCGTTATGTACTAACACTTGCTGCATGGTTCTCACTCCGTTTTGCATTAACTATATGTATATAATAGCATCACTGTATTATATGTCAACTGTTTTTTGTATTTTAATAAAAAACTGCATTAATTATTGCTCTAAATCCCACCGCTTCATAATTAGGATGCACGGCTTTGTGTGGTATACGAGTATCAAATAATACCATTCTTCCAGGAACATATTCACTACAGTATTCTATATTTTTTAAATCCTTAGATTTAAAAATAGTTTGACCGTCCCAGTCTGGATCCCATTTTAAATTTGGATAAAACAGCATACTCATTGAATTTGGTTGAATATGGTCTACATGATATCGATATAATTCCCTGCCAGTATGTAAGTTTATCCAAGCACGTTGTTGTGTTCTACTATCAAGATGTGATTTTACATTTTTCCAGTTAGGATGCCGTTCTAATCCAAAGTTATCCCATTGTTCTTTACTCCACTGGACGCCCAATGTACTTGCACTTTTAAAGTCAGTAACTTGGCTATCCCAGGATGTAGCAAAACTAAATTGACATTGATATATCATATTCATCATTAGGGTTCTGTCATTGAAATTGAACAAATCATCAATGACAATTATTTTTAAACCATCTCTGGTATTAATAATTTCTTGTTTCATTGCTGTATCCTAACATAATTGAATACTGTTTCTTTACAGTCACTAAATTTACTAATATCATGTGTTTTAACTTTACCAGTAAGCATAGCATCTTTCCCTTCAATAATACCTGAAATATCAGGCTCTTTATTAAAGAAGAATTTAATAATATTTTTATTATTATCAACACAAGTTACCAAGTGTATTGAATACTTACTAATGAATTTAACATCTTTAATATGTACAGCGAGCTTAATACGATCCCCAATAACACCAACGAATTCACTAGTTTTACGATGTGCATCAAACCATTCATCAAGTGTTTGTCGTTTAGACTGTACTCTAAAACTATTAGGCAAACTTGCTAGTACAGCAACACCAAATGCCTCAACAGTTTCATTACTGATGCTTTGTAAAACATTTGTTTCAAAGTCATTAATGCGTCCTGACATTTTCTTGCCAATTAATTCTAATTTAAAACTTTCAATAATTTCTTCAACTTGTGTCATTATATCCTGATCAATTTCTGGCATTTCTGCTTCGCCATTGATATAATTCATAATAGTTGTTTTATTATCATATATCATAGTAGCATTTTCTTGATCATAATAACCATAACCGCTCTTAACAAAACCTTGTGCTTTATCAACATAGATGGCTAATTGAAGGATCTGCTGAGTGTTATATGTTGGTTTTTGTCGCTTTGTCATTTTCTTATCCTTGTTTTTTCTTATTTTTATAGTAGCACTGGAAATATTAATGTCAATAATATAATAGTGTATATTACGACTTTTATAGTGCTTGGCTTTTTAAAGCTAGTGGTAAATGTGTGTTGAAGATCACGTTCTGCCGCTTCAACACTTAGGTACTCAGGTTCCATTACGCATATTCATTATAAACATGTTGCCACATTTGGCTAATGTTCATAATCTCACTGTCTACTTTAAGTGCAAAATTTGAAATACGATTTGCAGTCAGATCTACTTCACCTTTGTAAAAACAATCTTGCAACATGTTAACTGCATGGTTTTTAACTTGTGCATGCCGTAGATTTTCAATCTTTGTGGCACGCCATTTGCTTCCTGTATATTTTCCAGTTTGTGTACGGAACCGAGGATGCCGACTAATACAAGTATAACCTTCATCTTCTAACAGTTTAGCATAAATTTCTGCTTGTGCTTTTGATTCGTCTATGCTTACGTCTCCTAGTTCAACGTAGTCTACATCCCAATCTGTTTGGTTTGTACACATTGCTACACGAAACAAGCTACTACTTGCACTACCTTGTGAATTGTCTTTACCTGATAGTGCATCTTTAGCTTTACTATACAAGTTGGTTACATTAACATTTTTACGCCAGTTAACTTGAGAAGTAGTCCAAATATGGAAAATATTTTCTGCATCGTTTTTAAAAACTGCTAGGGTATACATATTCATTTCCTTTTTGTTTAACTTACGTGCAAGTTAACACCGAGATATCTCGGTGTCAACCTCTTATTTTATTATGCGTAGTCGTATGCACAATGTGGACTAGTATAACCACGGCGAGCTTCTTGCTTTGCTTTGAAAGCAAACATCACTTTGTAATACCAGTCCTCATTTTTGTTTTTAAGGATTTGTAATGGTGAGCTGTCAAGACCATCTTTTGCTCTCTCAGCTACATACTCTTCAACTGTGAAGTTTTTAATAAGTTGTGCAAGGAATTTAGCTTTAGTAAATGGCGTTCCTGAATACTTGAAACGTGCAATAAACAAATCAATTCCACGTCCAACATTACTGGGGTGAACATTTTTACCTGCTTCATAAACTGGACGACCTTCATAATCGCCTGTGTACATTAAGTATCCGCCATGGTAGCTAAAATCTGCTTTATTAAACTGTGTCATGTTCAACTCCGTTTGTTTAACTTATGTATATGTTCTAACACCAATACGTCTTGGTGTCAACAATAAAAGTGAACTTTTTTAACCTATAAATATTATTATATCAAAAAGGAATATCACTTGGCAGACACACTGTTATTAAACGCAGATGCACAACCAGTTTCATACTTACCAATTAGCGCAATACAATGGAAAGAAGCAATTACATACCTTTGGCTTGATAAAGTACATGTACTAGAATGGTATGATGATTGGATGGTAAGATCAGAAAAGTGGGAGACTCGAGTCCCGGCTGTAATGATGCTTAAAGAAATGCAGCGGAGGAAATCTAATCCAAGATTTTCAAAAGTAAACTTATATATACGTGATGTATATACTTGCCAGTATTGTAATACACCCTATGGTAAAAGCAATCTAACATTAGATCATGTTTTACCACTAAGCAAGGGAGGAAAAACATCATGGGAGAACATTGTAGCTGCATGCGGTCCATGCAATCACAGTAAAGGTGACAAAACGCATATGAAACCAATCAAAGTTCCGTATGCGCCTGATTATTACGATCTTGTTAATAAACGTAAACAACTAGATATGAATATTCAACATCCTAGTTGGAGTTCTTACCTCTAACGTATCCAAGCTATTTTTTCACCAGCGGCTGTTCTGCGTTCTTGTTCAGCAACTGTGCCTGGATATCTCCACGCCCAGATTGCGACCAGTGCCATAAAACCACCGCTCCATACAACTGCCATAATATTGCCAGTAGTAAACCAAAGAAATGCAAGTGATGATGACATCACAATTACCATTGCATATTTTCCCTTGGTTGGAAATACTCTTTTCTCTACCCAATTAGTTAAAAACGGGCCAAAGTATTTGTGATTGTATAACCAATCGTGCATACGTTTACTAGACTTAGCAAATGCCCAAGCTGCAATAACCAAGAAGATACTAAATGGTATCCCTGGTACTACAACTCCAACGTAGGCCATACCTAGACATAAAAATCCTAGAGCCATGTACAAATATTTTTTAATCATTTACTTTCCTTATTTGATTGGCATATTCAACTGAATGTTTTCTTACTACTTCATTGGTTAAAATACCGTTAATATAATTGTTAGCTGCATCCTTTACATAATGAAAACTATTATCAGGATAATGTATAGTTCCAATATGTTCATTATTTTCATAACAAACTAGCATTAATACTTCATCATCCATTATGCTAATAGATGCAGTTTTATTATTTTCTTTATTTTTAAATTCATTATAAGACATCTTAATTCCTACGTAATAGCATCAGCTAATGCACTTAGTGAGTCAACCACTGATACTTTCTTTGCAATAGAACGATACGTAAATTTATGAAGTTCCTTTTCTGTAGCTTCTCCATAACCAGTTCTAACTAAAATTGGTCGAGCTCCTATCTTAACAGCGGCTTTCATGTCAGAAAGTTTATCTCCAACATATAATCCACTTTTAAATTTTATATGTGGATGTTCTTTTTGGCAACGCTGAAACATGCCTAAATTTGGCTTAGCGTAAATATCGTCTTTTCGACTACTAGTACTATAATATAGTGCATCAATACTACTGCATCCAGCCTTCCCTAGAAGTTCAAACATATACTCATGAAGTTTATCTACATCAGCTGGAGTAAACAAACCTTTTTCAATACCACCTTGATTGGTGATGATCACAATTTTATGTCCTGCATTGCGTAACCTAGCTATTGCTTCTATACTACCAGGTATAGGCTGGAAGTCAGCAGATCTAAATGTGTAAGTTCCTCGGTCCACATTAATTACACCATCTCTGTCCAGACCAATAACACACTTATCATATAAAGAAATATTGTTACTAACTTGACCTAGTTCTGTAATATTAGCCATCTACAATTAATATCTTTTCTTTATTTTAGCTAATTTAGCTAAAATGTACATTTAACATTTCAATACGATCAGTTGCCGCGGCCATTTTATCAAGTTCTTCTTGAATAGCCTCAACAATATCACTGTGTTCACCAATACCTACACTATTGTTCATGTACACCATGATGTTAGTCTTTGCACGTTCTAGCTCACCTTCAGCATGCATACGTGCGGCTTTTACTAATTGTTCTTTCATCTTTGTTTCTCCGTTAATTATGTTCGCCGCCTAAACCGCGGCCATTATATGCGCCAAACATATTTGGTTTACGTTTGGCTGTTTCAAATGTTGCTACTGTAATTGCAATAGCTCCTATCAATACTACATGTATCATCATAGAAACTACTCCTGCCCACATACTACCTACAATAAATGCAAATGTAATACACCACATCCATGCAAGTACTTGCATAATCATATGTCGTGTGCTGAAGTCTGGAATGTTACATAGCGGATTCTTTTCATGATCCATTACTACATTCCAACAATCATAAACCCATTCTTTCATCGAAATTACCTTTCTAAAAGTTACTTTTAATGGATAATGTGCATCGACGTCATCACGATATTCAATTGCATCGTTCACATCATGAAACTCTTCTGAGACTTTACGATCTTTAAACCATGCTGTTACTCTATACATTATTTAATCCATTGTTGTTGTGGTGCCGCAACCAAGATTCGAACTCGGGACCTACTGATTACAAATCAGTTGCTCTACCAACTGAGCTATTGCGGCGTTATCGTTTTACTCTGCAATTAGGACAAAAATCGTTATGACCTAATTCTGTTTTACAATCTGGACAAGTTTTCATAAAAATACTTATCCGTGGTTTAATTTGGTACTCGCACCCGGACTCGAACCGGGACGCCTTACGGCCACAGATTTTAAGTCTGTTATGTCTACCATTCCATCATGCGAGCATCTGGCAGTGAGGGTGGGATTCGAACCCACGGAACGCTTGCACGTTCTCCGGATTAGTAATCCGGCGCTTTCGGCCACTCAGCCACCTCACCTTAACACTTGTAGGATTCAGGAAGGTCACTAGGTAATTACTCCTATTAATTTCCAACGCCTGTCGAAGCTAGATATGACTATGCATAGATTTTAACTATCTAGTCTTCCGACGATTTTCCTACTGTACAAAGAACGTTGCAGTTTACTCTTATCAGTTTATTCCTGCGGTGTTCTCTGCACCATAAACTTTGGCAAAGGTGAGGAGAATCGAACTCCTGCTTCTGGTTTTGGAGACCAGCGTGATACCATTTCACCACACCCTTATAATTGGTACTCCCCACAGGACTCGAACCTGTAACCAAAACGTTATGAGCGTTCTGCTCTAACCAATTGAGCTAGAGGAGTACATATTCTGGCGGACCCTAGAGGATTCGAACCTCTGACCTAGTGCTTAGAAGGCACTTGCTCTATCCAGCTGAGCTAAGGGACCTGTTTCATTTTATAAACATCATATTTACTGTTGTAACTTGTTGCATTAACTATATTAGAAATAAACCCTGTTGTCAAGTCTAAAGTTTCATTTTCTGTTATGGTTTTAAATAATTTATCAGCTAGTATAGTATGGTTATCCATTATTAGATGGTTAACCCTGCCGTCAGCTCCACCGCAAATATCCATAAATGCTGTCCAAAGACTTTCTTCATCTCTTTTTTCTGATTGCCATTCATTAGCACTAACTGAATTTAAATTTCCAATTGAATTAAAATTATTATTCCATTTAGTTACTTCACTATTTTCATAAATTGGGATATTAATTATTTGATACCCCTCATGCTGTTGCATATTAAAATACGCTAATACAGATACTCCGTACAATTCCTCCATTACTGGATCAGCTATATTAATAACATATTGCCTAGCTGCTTCTGCTTGATAAAAAGACTTTTGTCTTGTTTCATGATCATGACGTAGTGTCATTTTTTTAAGATATTCTACGTTTAGTGTGCTATCTGTTTTGATAAAATTAATAAAGTTACTAAGCTCTGGTGATCCTTGTATAAACCATCTACGAGCAGGTGATGTGTGTCCAATTATAACGACATCATTTTCTTTATTAATTTTAGGCCTTTCTTGAACATATCTCCATTGAATGTAATCTAATCCTATTCCTGGAATACTGTGATTACAGACTTCAGACAACCCAAGTTTTTGACATAATGCAATTTGCCAAGTCATTGAATAATCTCTTTGAATTTCATCTGTAAACATCAAGTCAGCTGATAGCATTCCTTTTTCCAATGGTGCGTTTAGAAAACTATCACCAAAAATCCATAGTTTACCCATTTAAAATGCCATTTCAATTTGTGTATCAACAGCAACTTCTTCTTCTTCATTTGCAATAATAGCTGACACAATTTCATCAAATGATTCATAAAACTGTTCATCATCTTTCCAGAAAGAACGACATTCTGCGTATGCATCTGCATCCACGAAGCTCCAATTAATAGAACCATCTTCATTAAGGTTCTCTTCTTTTTCAATTGCGTCACGGATTTCGATTTCTAACATTGAGTGAATCATTTAGTATTCCTTTGTTTCGCTGTTTCTATATATCATATATAGCATCAAGAGTTCCTAGTGTCAACACTGTTATTAAAACTTTCTAACATTTTTTCTTGTTCAGCATATGCTTCAATCTCCCAAGGACGGTCAAAATAAGGAATGTCACTAGGCTCAAACATTGGAAACTCTTTACGTACTGCCTGCTTTACATGTACCATTTCGTGAAAGATAGCAGTAATCAAATCTTCGTAGCTAAGTCCTTTGCGAACTCTTAGTTCATATTCTCTATCATCATCACCATCTAATAGATCTGCTTCAGCACTTAGTCCAGATGCAATTTCAACATCAACTGTTAGTTTACGATGCCTGGGAAGTAGATATGATTTAGCAAACCAAAGTGCTTCAGTTACCGCTGCACGTTCTTTTTTAGTTCCGCCAATTACTGAATAAAGCATATGTACCATCTCCGCTATTACTCTTATACCATATAGTAAGACGTATTGGTAGTCAACCTTTTTCTTAAAGTTTTTCTATTCTTTTTTCGTGTCTGCCACCTTCAAATTCTGTAGTGAGAAAGGTGTCAACTATGTTAATAATCCAAGCTGGATCAGTTACTCTAGCACCCAAACATAATACATTTGCATTGTTATGCTGTCTTGTAAGCATTGCAGTATGTGTATCTTTACAAAGCCCTGCACGAATCTTTGGATTACGATTAGCTGTCATACTCATACCAATACCTGTGCCGCACACTAGGATACCAAAGGCTGCGCCGCCACCCGCTACAAGTTCACATACACCTTTAGCAAAGTCTGGGTAGTCACAACTTTCCTCACTATCACAACCCCAATCTCGAACATTGTGTCCTTGGTCCATTAACCATTCACTAATTGCTTGTTTTGTTTTGTAACCTCCATGATCACTTGCTATTGTTATAATCATTTTCTCTTTGCTTTCCTCGCTTTGGGTTTAGCCTTAGGCTTTATTTCTTCAACTTTCTTTAAGTTACTATATCGTAACAATGGACCAACAGCCGCTTCTACTTGGCTATCAGTCCATTTAAATTTTTTCTTTACATCACTATACAACAACTCTTTATCACTATAGATGGAAATCATACTATGAAGTATCTTATCAATTTCCATCCAATTCATAAACTAATATCTTCCAGACCTGCTGCACGTAGTTTTACAATGTTATTAATTTGAAATTGTTTGGCATCAAGTGCTTTAACTAATCCCATAAACTTGTTCCTTACTAATGAAAGCTCATTAATAATATGTTGTTGGTCAATTACTTCACTTTCGCCATCAGCAAATTTTTCTGCATCTCTACTTGAAAGTGCCTTGTTATATCCTTCCAAATATATGCGATAATGCTTATTGCGTATTTTACGCATTTCAATATTCAAATATTCAAGTATAGCTTCTAGTTCCTGTAACTGATTAAATCGATATTCTACTATACCAGGCATATCTCTACTGTGTCTCTCAACGTTTCCTTTGAGACCACATTCAAGTTTTGCTTCTTGTAATTGTAGTTCGAAGTAATCAATTGCAGGAATAATGTTAGCTAAGTCTTGGCGTATTTTACCAAACCATGCGCTCATTACCAGTCGTCATCCTCATCTTGTTCATAGTCACCACCAGTGGGCTCACTATAAAAGTTTTCTTTGAGTGATTTATCAAGTGTATTATCATAGCCAAACCATTCATCACCAACTTCACTTAAATCATGTAAATTTTCATTAATCAGTTCTAAATATTTTTCGCATGCAGAATCTCTATCTTTAGAATTAATGTAAGGCTTTAACGAAATCCAAATATCAATAAACGTAGATAGTTCTGTTTCACTCATTTTCATATGATTCGTTGTCCTCTAATACTTGGTCATCAGCTTGGTTATTTAGTTCATCGGCTGCTTTGTCAACAGCGATGTCATCCCATTCTGTCATAACTAGGTCAAGAGCACCATCTTTATTAGCATTCCAAGGTTTACGAAACATTTTAATTACTTCGCCAGTTACATGACTAGTATATTCTAAACTATTGCCACTTTTCTTAAGAACCTCTTTTGCTTCTAAAAACTCAACAAGTCCACTATATGGTGACATTCCTGTCTCATATGGAATCTCCACTTGTACACTTTCAAAAGGTTTAGCATAACGTGTTTTCATTACTTTACACGCCGCTCTAATACCATGTACCTGTGATGTTTTGTTACCATCTGCATCAGTTTTTAGTTTAAGTTTACGCATGGCAACTACAATACTACTTGCGTAGATAAAGCCTTGCCCGCCACTAATCTTGTCATCTGGATCAAACATATCTTGTGATGCATATGTATGGTTAGTTGCCATTAGTCCTACATTGTATTCTCCCAACATATTGACAGTATTACGAACCAGTGACGTTAATGCCTTAGGCTTACGACCCAAGTCACCTTTCATATCACCTGCTTCAAACTGTTTAACATCAGTTGGCGTCAACATCATACCTAATGAGTCAATTACAAACAATACTTTAGGACGTTCGTCCTTTTCTTTGTCTGCCCATTCTTTTTTGTAGTCTGTCATAAAATCACTCATAACTTTGGCTACATCGTCAATCATTGCTAAGTTAAGTTTTAGCAATTTGTCTGGACTTGTGTCTACATCCAGTGCATGTAACCAAGTCTCATCTAGAGCGTTTTCAGTATCAATTAGCACAACAAAGATGTTTTGGTCTTGTGCTTGTTTAACAATATTACCAGCCGCAATATATGACTTACCTGCGCCACTTTCTCCAGCCAATACTGATACTTTACCTAGTGGAATACCTTTATTAAAGTCTCCACTGATTAGTTTGTTTAGTGTATAATTACCTGTTGAAATCCATGTATCTGGATCATTAAACCCAACACTTAGTCCGGGCACCGCTTTGGTAATACTTTTGCGGAATTTACTTACGTCAAAAGGTCTTGGCATTTATGTCTCCTAATAAGAATAATAGAAGGCAGCATAGTACTGCCTTCTTTAAGATGTAAGGTTAATTATGATCCGCGGTTACGGATAGCAGCAAGTATATCTTGTGCTGATGGTTTAGCTTCATCACCACCTGCTATCGCTGGCTCTGCTACTGGAGCAGGCTGCGGTGTTGGTACTACTACTTCCTGTTGAACAGGAGGAGCAACTGGTACAGGCGCTGGTTGGCCATCAGCAACTGGTGCTGGTGCTACTGGTGCTTGTGGAATGCTTGCTGCTGGTGCTTTACCAGCTGACGTATTTGGCGCACTATTTGATGTATCGATTTGTACACCACTTGGACGATAAAAATTACCCCAACGCTCTGCATCATATAATTGCCCATCTACACTAGCTTCAAACATTTCAGCAATTACTGCTAATTCAGATTCGCTAGGTTGTTTAGGAAGATAGTCATTTAAGTTATACAACCCATGAGTGTCAATTGCTGAACGCTCATTACTGTCTAAACTACGCTCACGGCGTGCCCAACTACTCGTACTATAATCACTATATTGACCTTTAGTAGTTTTAGTAAGACGGAAGTCAGTACCTTGTTCAATATCTGTTGGAAGTTCAACAAAATCTGTATCCATTAATGCACCTTTGATAATATTAAAGATACTTGGATTAATAATAAATCTACGGATTGGATTATCTGGAGATTCCTCTTGTAAGCTATTTTCAGTTACAAAGCCTTGGAATACATATGAACGTTTTTTCCAATACTTGCGACCCATTTCTTCTAAGTTAGGATCTTTAAACCAGGCACGTACTTCAGATAGTACTGGGCAACTGCCTACTGGTCCCCACATTTCATTACATGGAATATTAACAATCACTTTACGACTGTCTGGTTGGTTTTTTACACCCGCAAATTCCATGCGGATCATTTGACGCTCTCTCCAAAAATACGGATTTTCCGTATCTCCATCTGGTAAAAAGCGAATCACGCTAGTTGTATTTTCTGGGATGTTCCAAAATGGGAAGATAGCGTTATCTCCACCAGTTGCTCCGCCTTGGCGTTGATTGCCTTGCTCAGATGCTTGTAATTTTGCTCGAATTTCTGCTAATGATGCCATAGTTTTAATCTCCTATTTGCCTATGTTTGTTTGCCTAAGTATGCCTTTGTGACAACAGTGTATATAATAATACATGTTACCACTATATTACGTTTTGTCTAGATTGTCAAGATTTTATTTAAATAAATCATCAAACTCATAACTGTCGAGTGTGCTTTCAAATTGTGCTTCATAATCTACAGTGTTACGTTCACTGCTTTCACTTGTTTTAGCAGAAAGTTTTGGCATCATATTTTTGACTGCCGTAATACCTGCTGCTATTGTTGATTGCTCAGTAACATCAGTTACCATACTACCAAACTGTTCAAGTAATCCTGATAGTTTTTCGTTTTCACAAACTGCTTCTGAAAAGTATTTCATTGTCATTGCAAGTTGTGTATTAGCTGACGCAGATGCTGAATGTTCATTAACTAATGGATTTTCTGGATCTGATTTTGGATCAGCACCAGTGAAATTAATAGTTTCCATTTCTGCAATTGCTTCTGCTAGTTCTTTAACTGTATTAGACGCTGCAATATTTGCTTCCTTAACGCCATTTATCTCTTTCATAATTGAATTAACATATGGTAACGCATCTTCTAAATTTTCGTCAAAATGCCGTACTGTAAATTGGTTGCGTAGTGAAGTCTTATCTCTTTCGTTAATTTTTAACTCTCTTGATTCGAATGTATCACGCATAGCAGCATATCCTTTACTGCCTTTCATTTTACTAATTGTTTCTCTAACATGTTCTATTCTTGCTGTAACTGCTTCTAGAATATCGTTTGTCTCTTCATTTACTAATCCATTACGTTGACTATACTTTTTAAACTCTTTTAGTTTACTAAGTTCTTTACACTGTTCAATAATATGTTCTCCAAGATCGTCATGCATTTGTCCACCTTGTTGTATATGACGCAACATTGCTCGGCCACCTGCTAGATTTTTACTTGGAAATTTATGTCTTTCACCATCTGCGTTTTCAATATAGATAGCACTAATATTTCTACTTCTGCTACCACGTGTTTCTTCATTGACTGGTTTAGTGTGTTTAATAACCAACTTTGCTGATTCTAATTTTTGATAACTACTTTTTGTGCTACCATATGCTGTGCTAATGCCTTCTTGTACATCTTGTTTCATATCTCTCGCCTTTTGTGCTTCAAAATCTTGATCTTTAGGAGTAATAGCTTTAGAAAAACTCTTTAGTGTATATTCTACTATACTTTTATTGGCTAAATTTTTTAACTGAGCCAATGTATCTTTTAGTTGTTCTACACTAGTGGTTTGACTAACACTAACTCTAATTTCTCTATTAGCATTACTAGTTTCAAAATTAACCATTGCTCCCATATCTTTAACATAGAATCTACGAGCATTATTTGGATCAATAGTATTTTCACCTTCTTCAGTAAATAATTCTATATTATAACCGTTGCCTTTTAAAATTTTAAAAATACCAGTTGTTATTTTGTCATCACTAATCATATTACGTCCTTTGTATTATTTATGCTAAAAGACCATAATTGGCATTGGTGCATCAGTTCCATCTTCATCAAAACTATCTTTAAGCTCTTCATAAGTTACTTCGTCATACTGTGCAACCTGTTGAGCTATACGGACAACTAGTACACTTGCCATAACTAAATCATCTGTTTCGCTAGATTTAGCAGCAAAACTTGATCCCCTAGCAATAAACGTTTTAAGCTCTTGTAATAACGCTTCGCTGTTAACCACCATTTTTCCAGTTTCAATCCAGTTCTTTAATCTACTACATGCCTCAAGTTTACTTTTATTAGTTGTTGTAAATCCTTTTCTGTGTCCTCTATTACTGCTTTTTGGCTGACTAATTAATGTACCAGGAATGTTTTCTTCACCCATTTCCGCTATGACCACAAGGGCAGCTTCACCCAGCGTGTTATTTTCCACACTCCAATATATTTCAGTATCGGTTACTTCTTGTTCTATTTCCTTCAGTATTTGTCTGAGTATTCTTATCTGTTCCGTGATTGGCGTCTTGTTGTGCATCCATTCAGCTACTTGATTCATTCCTGGTAGTTCAAAAACTTGTATTGCTGCATTATCACCACCAGTACCTAAACTTGGATCAAGCCCTGCAATATAAGTTTTTCCCTTTTGTAAATTTTTATACCAGCGTACTTGACCTGTACGTTTGTATACTTCTTTAGACTCTAGTGTTGGCAATATTAGTCCACTAATAAGTGTTTCGTCAGCACTAATAAATTCACATCCGTGTTCTCGTCTAAATCTTTCTTCACCAATTTTAGCTGCTTCTTCGTCAGCCCATTCTTGATCTCTATCCGGATGTTCTCTCCAATCAACTAGAATATGTTTAAATCCATTAACTCCTACTTTTGTTTCATTACCATATTGATCAATAGTTTTATTTGCTGCTTTCCAAATTTGTGCAAATTGATCATTATCCTGGTTTGGTGTACTTGTGATCATACATTTACCACCTGTACTAAGTGTTGGACTCAGTGCTGTCCAAAACTCTTTGGCAATACGGGGTGGCACAAATGCAAACTCGTCTAAGTATACTAATGATAATGATAAACCACGTCCTGTATTTTCTGTTGTAGCTTGTGCAATAATACGACTGCCATTATCAAACTCTAAACTTCCTTTGTTATATGCAGTAACACCTGCACGTATATGATTAGGTAATGTTTCATATGCAAACCGTATACGTTGCATGATCTCTTGAGCGCCACTGTACTTGTGTGCTGCAATTAGAATAGTTTGGTCTGGATTAAACATTGCATACCATAGCAAGTATCCTGCCGCACATGTTGATTTACCTGTTTGTCTGGGTAACATAGCAATACTATAACGATTTTGATGATATACTTCTACTAAACGTTTTTGATATGGATACAATGAAAATTTCATACGTCCCTTAGTGGGATGTTGAATATAGCAGTGTTCTAACATAAAGTATTCTGGATCAACAGCACAACGAGCAAGTTCTTGGAATTGCTCGGTTGTAAATTTTTCCTTTTGATATGGTTTTTTTATTAAATTTGTATCTACTGACATACAACTACTTATGATAGGAAAAAGAGGCTACAATATTATGCAGCCTCTTTAATGTAAACCTACTTATAAGATGCCTGATAACATCTTAAGAGTATTAATTGATTCGTTTGTTTCTAATGATTCTTCTGTATTTCCGCCATTGGCACCTAAGTGTGCTACACAGTCATGATGTCCACGTTCCAATGCATCATATAGCTCGTCAAATGCTTCTTGGATTTCGGTGAAGTCTGAGTCACCGCCAATTTCAGAACATGCTTTCGACAACCCGCCTTCATTACGGAAAACTTTCTGTAATGCGTCTACTTTACTCATTGCACCCATAAAAGTTCTGTCTATTTTTTGTTCTAGCATTATTAAACTCCTGCTAACTTTCTTAACATATCAATGTCGTCATCCATACGCATTGTATCACGCATTGCATGTGCAGCATCGTCTGCAGACATTGTTTGTCTATCTTCTTCTTCGTCTCTAATCTGATCAATGTATCGCATTTCTTCCTCTTGTGATAATGGAACATATTGATCATTTCTATTATATGCTTCTAGGTTCCATGTTTCACCATCATCGGTTGACCAACGAATCATTAGTTGTTCGTCATCATCGTACATTTCACCCTCAGCTTCTGTTACTTTGTAGGTTTTACCGTCTACTTCAAACTCATCTTGGTTGGCGTCTTTTGCTTTTTTAAGTTCTAGTGAGAATTTGTTGCCCTCTTCAACATCGACCTCTTCCATTTGGTCCCAGTCGTAGTCTTCATCTTCAACTTCACCCTCACCGTTACAAGTCTCACATGTTTCCATATGACTGTCAATCTCACCAATATCTCTGCTAAAACTTTGTGGACTGTATGTTTCAACTTCAACCTCTCCGTCACCATCGCAATCAGTACACTTTGTCATTGGAGTAAAGTCTTCTTCTACTGACTCATCTACTGCATACTGTGCAAACATTTCTTCTAAATCATCCATGTTATGTTTGATCCACTCTTGTTCTTCAGGATGTGCCATAGAAAAAATATGAGAAACTGAATCATTTGGCGTAAATTCATGACGTACAGCATTTTCAGCATGCTGTCTCATTTCATCAGTTGGCCAATCCATATCATGGAGGTTTTTAGATTCTGTTGCAACCTCATCACTACATCCACAATCTTCACATCCACAATCTTCACATCCACAATCTTCTGCTAGTTCAGAGTTTTTTTTAAAGTCAGAGTATGCTTCAGATACACTATCTATTGTATGATCTGGGTATATTGTTTCGTCTACAGAAACATGGTCTCCCTTTGCTCCTAAATAACGTCTTAAACTTGTATCGCCAGCAGTATCATTTGGTTTTACTTCTCTTGCCTTACCATCATAGCCCATCTCTGCACCACTATTAGCATAGCCTTCACCTTGTCCACCTGGATCGCTAACAACTTCTTCAACTTCTGTTGTGCCTTGTAATTTATTTAAAAGTTCTGGAGAAACTAACGCAATCATTGCTTGCATGTGTTCTCTATCACCTATTGGTTGTTCAGATACTTCTGTTGGCTCTATTGCAGGTGTATCATTTTTTTGAATTCCTGCTAATTTGTATAAATCATTTAAATCCATGTTACACCTTATATTCTTTGTATAGCTCACTAGATCCTACTGCATCTTTAATCATTTTTTCATTATATGCATCACCATAATGCTCACTATGGTCAACCTTTTCTGAGTCTTTATATTCTGCATCGGCAAGAACACTTGTTACATCTTCATCTACAGCTTCTTCATCTGTTTCCCAAAGCTCTTGTGATTCATGTTTACTATTGACTATTAATTCGCCTTCTGAAAGTCCACAACATACTCTAATTTCATCTTTTAGTTGTGCAGTTGTTACTGGCAACTTGGTGGCAATATCAGTGACAAATACTTCTCTAGGACCCAAGTCTGCATTAAATCCTCTAGGAGTTTGTTGCATAATTGTTTTCTTAGGAGAGCTCACACTCTCAACATTATATTTTTTCATATGCATTTCTAATTTATCAATTTGTTCGTTTGACATATCTACAACACTACGTAATCTAAACTCGTATGTTCTTTCATTTTCTGCCAAATAATGTTTTAAACTTTTCATCGCGAATATCCTTGTTACTATTATTTATCTTTATTAGACGATTGAGTGCCCATTTTATCAAGTACTGCATTAATTAAACTGTTTCGATCTTCAAATTCTTCAGCTTCTCCTTGCATCATACCATCGTCTTTTGCTCCCTTGGTAGCTTGTACCTGTACTGTATGATCCAGTTTAGCTTTTTGTAACTGTAACTGTACCATTTTAAGTTTTTTATCCATTTTTGCTGTTTTGGCAGTGATAGCATTTCCCATCATTGTACTTGCCACAGCAAAAATATTAGCAGCGTGTCTGTCTTCAACATTTTGTCCAAGATCCATTAAGTCTGCAAATGCATGCATTGCTTTATCAGCGTACTTGTCCATATCAGCATCTAAATTATCTAAATCTCTAACCATTGGTAGTGCTGAATCAATCTTATCCGCATTATCTAAAATTGTACTCATTGTACCAATATCAAAGTCTGACTGTGGCAAACTAATCGTCGACTCTTCTTGTTCAATATCGTCTGCACTAGGCAAATTAAGTATTTCTTCTATTTTCTTTGTCATTTAAAACCCCAACTTAAATATTATTATTAATACAATTACTGTAATTACTTTTACTAGAAACATTTTTCCAATACCTTTTCCAGTATCTTTAACTGGGTGTTTCCAAGTTTCCCAACGTCCTAATTTAGCCCATTCTTCTTTAGACGTCCATAATCCACCCACATGTTTAAGCCACTGTTTAAAGGTTTTATCCTTATGACGTTTTCGTTCATTATACCATTCTTCTAGTATGTCTATAATGTCACCAGGCTTCAATTTCTCTTTTTAGGGTTATTGAATAATTCATTTTCAGTTAGTACTCTAAACCCTACTCCTTGACGTTTAGCAAAAGCAGTAGCCGCTTGCCATTTAGCTTCGTTTACTATAGCTGCAATTTTCTGTGCTTGACTTTTAGCAAATTTCATTGTTTGCCCTGCAGGCTTTATTTCTATAAACTCAGCTCTCTGTTGTTTGTTTTTATCTTCATAAACAATGAAAAAATCTGGTACATATGTTGTCGATTTACCAGTTGCTGGATGCCTATATGGTATTCTATGACTTTCACTAGCCCATGCTTTAACATAAGGATGCCCGTCTAACAATCTCATGAATTTTAATTCCCAACCACTTCTATACCTAGGCGCACCTTTGCCTATGTACTTATTAGGATTCTTTACTTGGTAGTTTCCTTGTTGAAAATGTGTTTTTCTAGGCATTATGTAAGTATTTATTTACTGTGGTCCAGCTGCAAATGTTATTGTGCCATTATTTAATTTTTTTGCTGTTTCACTATTATTAGAGTCATTTGGTATAACCATACCTGGGTCAACATTTACTGACATACCATCACCAATGGTTGGCATATTAACTGGTTTACCAATATTTGTAATAGTAGGTAACCTACTATTAGTAGGTACTTGTACAAGCCCACTTTGTTGTTCTTGTAGTGATCTAAGAGTATCACCAACAGTAGTTCCTCCAATTTGTGGAGGTGTATACGATTGTGCTATAGTTGTATCTGATTGAGTTTGTTTATTTGTTCCTGATCTATTACCAATTGTGCTAGCAGTTGTATTACCAGTTTCTGCTTGTTGTCTTGCTGCCTGTTGAACATTAACACTATTTTCAGGTGCTGAACCTCCTAATGGATCAAAGTTAACATGCTCTGGTTGTATTGCTACCTGCCACATCACTGGTTGACTGTCACTATAATCTAATCTATCGTACTGTACATTGTTTATCATACAATTATACATTGTAGTTGTTTTTCCACCCTGTGCTGTATCTTTTTGATGCACTCTTATTTCTTCAAACATAAATCTAGTGTCATGCGTAATTGATTCAGCACCAAATGGTTGACCTGCACCAGTGCTAAATTGTTCTTGTATTATATTATTTCCACTAAAATTCCTAGGGTCAAGCTGATGACCATGAAAATAATGCCCAGCATACGCCATCATTAAATGTAAAAATTGATTATCTTTTGTATCATAAAAGGTAATACCAGCTGGTCCTGTTTCTAACCTAGTAGGGACATATCTAGGTCTGTTATATTGATTAAGTCTCTGAACACTGTAGTCAAAGTCTGGTAGACTTATACCTAACACTCTGTGAAACGTAAAAGACCTACCATAACTATCGTCAATTAATGGGATATTTTCGTTTAGTATAAACTCTATACTAAAGTTAAACTTCTGCCTTGGATATCTTAAGGTAACAGGGTCGTCTGAACCAAAATGATCTGCCGCAGCATTATAAAAGCCAGTATTAGAAGTTAATCCCATATTCTATATTAACCCTGTGTACCAGCACCTGATGCATTACTTAATGTTTGATCAAGTGTTTCTCCAGTTAGTGTTGCATTACCTGCTGCATCATAAATTTCTGCATTGTCATAACGAATACTTACTGTTACTTGTACTTGTTCACTACTACCATAAGCCATATCGCCATAATTAATATTTTGGATATAGCAACCTGCTAATTCAAATTTGTCTAACACTCCTGGTGTTGGGCTTGCACCATCTAATGATTCAAGTGTAAATTGGAATTTATAAGCACTTCCTGAACGGCTTGCACTTTGGTTTGCATGATCGACTTGCATATTTAATTGTTTGTTCATTTCTTTAATTACTACACTATCAACATCATCACGGAAGGTTACAGTAACCATATCCCATGTGTGTTTTCCTGCTGCATAAATTCTACTATTGTAGGATTCAATAATTACATCTTCGTGTGTTAACGAAGGCCTAGTTGCGCTAATAACACTACGTGTAGGTGTACTGCTAAAAGCTGCCCCAATGAATGTCGCTCTAAAACGATATTGTAGTTTGGGCATTATTGTTGTGGTGCTACCTGCATTGTCTGGTACACCAAGTGTTGTGATAACTGCCATCGAATTTCTCCTTTATACCGGCTGTTAGTATTTATTAAAACCTGCTCAAAAAAATAGGCCCAATAAAGGACCTATTAAGTATTATGTTAATTTTATTTAGTTAGTAGTGGCTAATGTGCCAGTATTAACTAATCTAATTGGAATATAGATGAATTCTGCTGCTTTTGAAGGTTCAATTGCAACATCAACGTAAAATTCATTACGATCAATTCTTGCTGGTGTGTTATTACTTGTATCACAAACAACTGCAAAATCTGTAAGTCCACGTCTGCTTAAAATGTCTGCGAGGAATCTTTCAAATGCAATCTTTGCTCTTGCTCTTGTTTGTTCATCATTAATCTCAAACAAGAACGGACGTCCTAGTTCATCAAATCTGTCACGCAAGTATGCAACTAATCTAGCAACATTAACTCTATCTAATGCACTAGTTCCAGCATGTAAAGTTTTCTGTCCAAATACTATTGTGCCTTGTCCAGGGAAAGTTGTGATTGGATTTAGCTTTGCTGTATACATTGCATCACGCTGTCCTTGTGTAAGGCTAATTGCTTTAAATTCGCCTTCAGTTGTTAAGTATCCAACACTAGTAGCATTTTGTACCACACCACGTGTTAGTCCAGCTGGTGCAAACCATTGGAAACTAATATTATCGTTATATGCAAATGTATATAATGCCATATGACTTGGTGGTACCATTACTGATGCACCAGTTGATGGCAATGTAGAACTGCCAGATGGGTAATAAACTGCACTATATGTATTATTAGTTACCAGACCATCTTCACCGTTTTCTGATGCACTTCCTGTATTATTAGTCCAATTAATAACATCTGTTGGACTCTTACGCATTGGTGAGTCAACAATAATAAATGCAGTTTCGCCTCTATCACTATTAAGTGTAACCATTTCATCAACTAGTTCAGGATAGTTAGGTGCTGCAATTAAACTAAATGCATTACTTGGATCTCTAAGATCTGCACCTGCTGCCACTGCCTGCATTGCAGTTGCAATAACACCACGTTGGGCATATCTACCAAAACGTCCGCTACCATCTGCATGATTGCTTGCACCATTTCTCCATGCTGTACCGTTCCATTTACGCACTGTGTTTTTACTCTGCCCCATATTAACAGCTACCATTCCATTTGGATACACTGCTGGGTTTGGACCGCCACTAATAACTGTAGCATTACCACTATTAGTAGCATCGCCTGATGCGTCTGTAATATCTGCAAACAATACGCCTGTTGTAGTTGTTTGATCTGTATTGTCATGTGAAATCCATGCACTTCCGTTATAAACTTTGATGTGTGGATAAGCACGTTCGTTAGTTTGGTTTTCTGCTGCTAGTGATGTATCAACCCAAATATCATTTAGAGAAGCACCTGTTGGAGCAGTTGAGCTATAAGTTGCTGACTTTGGTAAAAATTCACCTGCTGTAATTACATACAAATCTAACTTATCAATTGTATTATCAAACCAATATGTACCTGTAGCTAGTGTTCCAGTTGGTGTTGCAGCTTGTCCTAATACTGTAGTTGCTGTTAAATCGCCTACTGCACCCGCTGTTATAACTTCTCTAATAACAACAGTAGCTTTGGTATTTGCTTGTTGGTCTAACAAATAAGCACCTACTGTAGCTGTGCTTGCGGATAATGCAGTTGTGCTTGAACCGTCTTGTGCTACAAAATCACCAATGGCTCCTGCACCATCAGCTTGTGTAGTACTAATACCTTGTACTGTAGCTGTTGTAAATGCCGTGCCATTGTGTGTGCTTAGTGCTAGTGCTAAACCGTTGCCCGGGCGTGTTGTTTTAATCCAAACATCGTTAGCTGCTGGGCTTGAAGGAGCTGTGTAGTGAGGTGCATATGATACGCCAATTGCGCCTGTCATGTCTGTATCACTGTCCATTACTTCCCATGCGCCAGCTACACCATAAAAGTATTCAATACTCATTTGACGAGCTACACTTGTGCTTGTTTCGTTGTCAACATGAACAACAACTAGGAATGTTCCATCTGTTGCACCGCTTGCGGCTGTAGTTGGTGTATGTACATCACCGTCAACATCTGATCCATCGTCTACGTTAATTTCAACTGCTGGTATTTTGTTTTCCCATTTGCTAGTTGTGCTGTTCCACTGATGGATACCATACTTACTTGCATCTGTGTCTAACCAAAGTGTGTTAGCAGTACTATACGCCACCGTTGGTGCAGTTGCACTATTTTCTAATTGTGCAAGATCAATATCTGCTCTTACAACAAATGCTTGGCTTCCTTGTCCAAGATAACTATATGCAGCTAACAGACCATATTCACTTGTTTCACTTCCTTGTGAAACTGTTGAGCCAACTGTGGTAAATGTTGGGTTTCCAAAAAATTGTGTTAATTCTCTTTGGCTAGTAACTTTCACTACTTCGCCAGCGGCTGTGGATTTAGTTTTTGCCGCAATATTATCTGCCGATCCGCCGGTTGGATCTGCTTTGTTTGATCTAGTAGCTAGAACTAATAGTGGTACAGTACCGGATCCTGGTGCACCATATGCACTCTCATCAACTACCGATACTTGTACGCCTGGTGACGTTAAGGCCATTTCATTACTCCTCTTTGTTTACATAATGTTATATGTATTTAACAAGATTGCCATTTATCCAGGGGGTTACGGTAGTTATCTTAGTAGTTAACTAACACTATAAGAATCAATATGTGTCAATAATTGTCGTACATTAAATGCAAGATCATCTAATGTTCCATTATTATCAATAGTATGATCTGCCATCCATTGTTGTAAACTCATACTGTTTATACTTTCTGGTGGTAAATGATCACTACGGTCAACCCATATAACCTTATCAAATACGCCTGTATTCTGCATTGCAAAGAATTCACGTTTGTTACGTAATCCACAATAGATATCATGTTCTTTAAATATTTCTCTTCCTAGAGATGCACCATCTTTTACATTATAGTTGCATATTGCATTATACCATTCTGCTCTGTGATTATGTCTATCAGCATAGCATTCTTCTTCATTTAAATAGTTATATTTGTTTTTTAAGTCATTATATATGAATAGTTTACTACAAAACTTACTACTACTTTCAAAAGTATAACCATACCGATCTCTCAGTATTTCACAAACTGTATCTTTGCCATGACGTCCATGGCCTATTACAAGTAATTTTAATTTCATAATTTATGATAACAGATTTATATACAAATGTCAACTAAGATTTTGTTTTGCAATCACAGTGTCCGCATACATCATTTACACAATCAGGACAATTTACTTTGTCACAATGACAAGCGTGTCCACATTTTGTACAAGTTTTTGTATG